AATTTCATTCACATTTATCATTCGTTGGTTTTTTTTTATCAAGTTTACAGAAATTGGATAGAAGTTTCACGGGATTATATGATTCAGGAAATGAAGACGACGGGAATGACAACGGAAGAAGCGGAAGCGGTGGTTCATCTTTTATGCGAATCTATGGGTGGCATTATACCGCCAAACTTGTTGCCGAATACGAAAATATTAGAACTTCGGAAGCTTTTGAAATGAAGACTTTGGAGTTTTTGAATATTATGGCATATATGAAAGCTAAAAATTCACACGACCGCGAAGAAATGAAGCGTTTAAAATAGGCAGTTGGTTTTTTATTGTTATAAGCAAAGGAAGAAGACCCCGTTTTTTAGCGGGGTTTTTCTATTGGCGGTATTTAGGTTTATTTTGGCTATTTATTGGTATGAGTGAAGCAAAAGCACAGGCGGAATTACTTAAAAGCAAATATTTGCAACAAATTGGGGATTATTATAATATAATCAATCCCGAAGACCTGCCTGTTCTTGACGGAATTTTGTTGTATTATGGTAAATTATTTAACGACGAAGTTGCAAAACAACTTGACATTTCAGGGTCAGTTGCTTCAGGTAAAATTGGGGAATTAGCATTTCCTAAAATAATAAAATTTGGTACTGAATACGGAATGGCTTTAGGTTATGAAATTGATAATCCTGCTTCAGTTTATTATGACTTTGTCAATAAGGGTGTGAAAGGTGTTGGCGGTAAAAATCAAAAAGTCAAAGATATTGCTTCAGATACGCCTTATGCGTTCAAAACAATAAAGCCAAATAAAAAAATGGTTGAATCCATTATAAAATGGTACGAAATAGGGAAGGCAAAAGCTAAAACAGATACACAAAGGAAAAACTTAAAAGCAGTACAATCTAAATATAAAAGATTAAAAAGCGTTTCAAGTAATCCATTTACATTAAAAGAAGTCGCGACTATGACCGCCATTGCAATTAAAAGGGACGGTTTAAAGTCAACTAAATATTTTGATAATGCAGTTAAAAAAGTATTTAATGAAGATTTCTATAATATTATGGGAATGGCTTTAGGAAATGATATTAAATTACAAATAGTTCAGATAAACAATCAATACAAAGATGGCTATAACAATAAATAGCGTACCCGCTACATATCCAAGTATGCACGACGACCTTTGGTTTGTGGCTTCTTCAACAAATGTTGGGGTTACAAACTTTAAATTCGTTTACGACGTTTATATAAACGGCACACAGGTAAGCAGAAACAAAGTATTCCCTGCGCCAAGTGCAGAAGGAAGTTATGGCGTATTTAACGCGTCGCCAATGGTGCGCGCATACGTTACGAACTATTTTGAACCGTCCGGAAATACGGTTTTAATGGCTTCAAATGACAAAATAAAGATTGATTATCAAGTACGTATTGGCGAAGAAGTAAGCGGAACTGTGACACCTAATTTGGCTTCAGGTTCTTATTCTGCGTATAACTATTACGCGCCATTATTCGGGGATATATTCACAGAAAACGGCGAAGTACCTTTGGTATTGTCTAATTATTACGACAATTTATTGATTGAAAACTATACGGACGATTGGTTAAGTGACCGCGACAATTCAGATATAACGATTGAATACGGCGACCAATTTTTTATTACTTTCTTAAAGATTACAGGCGGGACATATAAACTTTGGGTTCAGCCTACAAATGAAGACGGAAGTTTTGGAACTGCGGTTAGTGGGGGAATTACAATGACAGGTCAATTCAATTTATTTAATTTTCAGGCAGCGGCAATAAACCAATGGGCAGGTTCTGAAATTATAACACAAAACACATACGGTTATAATGTTTATATTTCGCTTGGCGCAGCAACCACAAGGGTATTACGATTCAAACAAGTATGTAACCCTAAGTATAGACAGTATAACCTTCACTTTCTCAATAGACTTGGTGGATATGATACAATGGCATTCAGATTGGTCAACAAACGAAGAAGTGAATTTCAACGTTCTTCATACAGACGTAACCCGTATCAATTATCAAATGGTACAATGACCAATATTGACACGTATAATAAATACAATGAAACAACTTATAACTTCGCAATTCAACACACCGATTATTATATGTTGACTTCAGATTGGGTTAATGACCAAGATTACGCTTGGCTTGCTCAATTGATTGCGTCGCCTATTGTTTATATGGAAGTTCAAGGTGCGTTTTTCCCTGTGACGATTAGAAATACAAACTATCAATATAAATACAAGGTTGCGGACAGATTATTTAATTTTGATTTAGAAGTTGAAGTTGGAAAATATTTAAACAGTCAGTACAGATAATGATTAGAACCGAAATATACATTGAAGACCAATTGATTGACTTATTAAAAGACATTGGGACTGACTTCACGTACACGATTGACGACGTGCGCGACTTCGGTTCAAGAAATACGTCTTTTAGTCGTACAATATCAATTCCTGCAACTGCGCGAAATAATAAAATTTTGGGTTTTGCGTTTGAATTGGGAATGGCGCACGAACATAATATGGATTTACCTAACGTAAATACAAACTTTACACCGTCACAGGCGGCTAAGTGCGAAGTCTATATTGATAAAATACAGATATTTAAGGGCGTAATTAGAATACTTGAAATCATAACTAATAATGGTACAACAGAATATCAATGCGCCGTATTTGGGGAATTAGGCGGTTTTATTACAGAATTAGGAAATAAGCGTTTGGAAGACTTGGATTTTAGCGAATATAACCACACTTGGAACGTAACTACAATACAAAACAGTTGGAATACAATAAACGGTTCAGGTTATTATTATCCATTAGTTGATTACGGCGACGTTTCAACAAATAAAGACGATTTCCACGTTAGTACATTTAGACCGGCATTATATGTAAAAGAATATATTCAGAAAATATTTGAAGGCACTTCTTATACTTTGAATTGTGACTTTTTTAATACTGACTTTTTTAAAAAGCTTATAATTCCAAACAATAGTCAGGGAATTCAGGGTACAAATGACCGCTTTATTCTTGCAACTATTGACGCAACTAAAACAATATTAAACAGTAACACACCAACCGCACGAAATATAAATGTACCTTTTGATTCTACGACTTTACTTAATTTTACGGAAAATGGAAGCAAGAGTATATTTACTTATACTGACGGTACAAAGACTGTGCGCGCGTTGGCTTCCATAACAGGAGTTTATCAAACTGACGCTGCTTCGTCTATTACCGCAACTTTATATGTTGCAGGTGTTGCAGTTCAAACATTGACACAAAATACATTTTCAGCAAATAACCCTTATACATTCAATTTTGATTGGACAGGAAATATTGCAAATACTAATACAGTTTATATTAATGTAAGTGTACCGGCAACTGCCAATACTTATATTGTGACTGTTTCAAGTTCAAACTTTACTTTTACTCAATTAGCTGCGCAATTAACAACAGTTGCATACAATGGTACGGTTGCAATGAATAACAATTTACCAAAAGGTATATTTCAAAAAGACTTCTTTTTGTCTGTTTGTAAAATGTTTAATTTATACGTTTATCAGGATAACATAAACGAAAAACAAATTAACATTGCGCCTTTTATTGATTTCTATTCTGACGCCGTGACAAATTCATTGGATTGGTCGCAGAAAATTGATATGTCAGGGTCAATGTCAATTAAACCAATGTCACAGTTGAACGCCCGTTATTATGCATATAAATATACGCCTGACACAGATTATTTTAATGATAACTATTTGAAAAAATATGGTCAATCATACGGTGATTTTATTTATGATTCAGAATTTGATTTTGTAAAAGATACTGCTTCAACACAGATTATATTTGCGCCTTCAGCTTTGGTTTTGCATTCAGGACAAGATAAATACCATACAAGTATTTACAAATTGTCTAATAATAATACACAGGAAGACCCAATGGATAGCGTTATTCGTGTTATAATGGCAAAGAAACTAACAGGCGTTTCTTCTTGGAAAATACAAGACGATAGTGGCGGTACATTGGCAAATATTACAAGTTATGGTTATGCGGGACACTTAGACGACCCAACGAATCCAACTGTTGACTTGAATTTTGGCGCACCTAAGGAATTACAATTTCCTGCGTCAATTTACCCAACAAATAACTTATTTAACACATATCATAAACCGTACATTTTAGAAATTACGGATATGGAATCTAAACTTTTAACCTGTCGTGTTTATTTGAATGCACTTGATATTTACAATTTAGATTTCAGCAAATATATTTGGATAAATGGCGTATTATTTAGATTGAACAAAGTTGAATCATACGACCCAACAGATTTTAGAACAACACAGATTAATTTATTAAAAGTAATAAATACAAATTAATGGCAGAAGAAATAATTGGTATAAAGATAGTTGTAAACGGTCAAGAAAAAGTCTTGACTTCAATGGCTGAAATTAAAAAAGAATTAAAAGACGCCACGTTTGATGTATTAAAGTTTACTGAAAAATTTGGTGCAACTTCAAAAGAAGCAGTTGAAGCAGCAAAAAGAGTAGCGGTATTAAAAGACGCAATTGGCGACGCACGAACAATGACTGACGCGTTTAACCCTGACGCAAAGTTTAAAGCGCTTGCTTCTTCATTAGCAGGTGTTGCAGGTGGTTTTAGTGCAGTTCAGGGAATTATGGCAGTATTTGGCAAAGAGAATAAAAACGTTGAACAAGCTTTATTGAAAGTAAATGCTGCAATGGCTTTGTCACAAGGTTTGAATGCTTTGGGGGATAGTATTGATAGTTTCAAAACATTAGGAGCTCAAATTAAACTTTCAACTGCATATCAAGAAGCTAATAATGTAGTTACTAAAGCAGCAAAAACAATTCAGCAAGGTTTTAATATGACCTTAGCAGAAACAAGCACAGGTTTTAAGGTTTTAAAAGGCGCTATTATTGCAACGGGAATTGGTGCATTAGTTACATTATTAGGTGCAGTTATAAATAATTTTGATAAAATTTCAGAATGGATTGCTAAAAGTCCATTAGGTAGTTTTGCAAAAAGTGTAGGAAATTTAGTTGAACAATTTACAGATTTTGTTGGAATTACAAGCCAAGCGGAACGAAATTTAACTAAATTATCGGCTGCTAATAAACGCGCAAATGAAGATATTGAGAATCAAATTAAAATATTAAAAGCGCAAGGTGCTTCAGAAAAAGAAATTCACGATTTAAAAATTAAACAAGCTGACAACGAATTAGCAACGTTACGTGAATCTTTAAAAACAAAAGGAAAATTAACTGAAGAAGAACAAAAGCAATTCAGAACATTACAGACTGACAAATTAGTTGCTAACGCTGAATATAATAAAAAAATTGCTGAAGATAATAAAAAAGCAAACGAAAAAGCACAGGAAGAAAAAAAGAAGCACGACGAAGAAATAAAGAAGAAGAATGATGAAATAAATAAAAAGATTGAAGAAGATACTAAGACTGCTAATAAAATTCTTATTGATTTACAAAATGAGAAGAATAAAGCATTAATTAAAGACGAAAACGACAAGGCAATTAAGCAGTTAGAAATTGACAGAACTGCAAAGGAAAAAGAAATTGAACAATTAAAAGTTAGCCAAGAAACAAAAGATAAACTAATAAAGCTAAACAATGAAAAATTTGAAATTGAAAAAGCTGCATTAGAAGAAAAAGCAAAAGAAGACAGGGATAAAAAATACAAAGAAGAACAAGACAGTTTAAATACTTTTAATGAAAAAGTTGCAGAAATTAAAGCTAACGCAATTAAGGACGACAACGAACGCGCAGAAGCTCAAAGATTAGCTAAACTTGCAAAAGATTTATCAGATTTAGACACAGACAAAGAATTTTTAAAGAAATCAGAATCAGAAAAAGCTGAAATTAAAAAAGCAGTAATTGACGCGTCTGAATTAGAAGGTCAAAAGTCTAAGAATGAAATCGTTAAAAAAGGATTAGAAGACGAAGTTGCATTATTGCAAGCGCAACAAAAAGGATTAACTGAAGATTCTGACGCATATTGGAAAAATTTAAACGATATTGAAGATAAGTCTTATCAGGCGAAACTTATTGCAGCAAAAGGCAACGCAAAAGAAATTGAAAAAATTGAAAAAGAACACGCTAATAATAAAGAAGAAATTGCTAAACAAGAAAAAGAAGCGCAATTAAAGATAATAAAGCAACGTATTAGTGATATACAAACATTTGGAAGCAATTTACAAATAATTGCAGGTAAAAATAAAAAATTAGCAATTGCGGGCTTATTGATTGAAAAAGCCGCAGCCGTTACAGATGTTGTTGTAAATACTGCAAAAGCTACAACAAAAGCAGTTGCAGCTTCGCCTTTGACATTAGGTTTGCCGTGGTCGGCTTTAATTGTTGCAAATGGTGTTTTACAATCAGCCGCAATTATTAAGTCAGCCGTTGACGGTGTAAAGGCAATTAATAGCGCAGGTAATTCAGCGGGAATTTCAGAAAATGCAGAAATACCTTCAGGTGGTTCAGCGCCTTCGCTTTCAAGTCCTTCAGGTGGTGGTGGTGCAGTTCCCGATTTAGGTGGCGAAGCTGCGCCCGATTTAGGTGGCGGCGGTGGTGGTGTTGGTGCAGGCGGTGGCGGTCAAACGCCAACAGTTCGTGCATACGTTGTTGAACGTGACATTTCAGACGCACAAAGCCGTGACGCAGAAATTCAAAACCGCGCAAGATTCCAATAAATGATAAATATTAAAAATTAAACTATTTATGGGTATGAATACAGATTTACCAATATATATGTTGGACATAACAGAAGACATTGAAGACGATTCGCAAGTTGACTTCATTGCTTTAGTTGACCGTCCGGCAATCCAAAAGAATTGGAACGCATTTAATAAAACACAAAAATTTGAAATTGTTAACGAAGACCGTCGCATTATTTCAGGCGCTATTATGTTGGCTGACACTCCTATTTTTCGTAGTGACAGTACTTACGGTGATTACTACGTGGCTTTTAGTGCGGACACTATTCTTAAAATTGTCCAAAAGTTTTTCAAAAAAGGATTCCAAAGTAATGTGAATTTAATGCACGATTCAAACGCACAATTTGAAGGCGTGACATTATTTGAAAGCTTTATTTCAGACCCTTCACGTGGAATTATGCCAATGAAAGGATTTGAAGACGCACCTGTTGGAAGTTGGTTTGGTTCAATGATTGTTGACAATAACGAAGCGTGGTCAAAGGTTAAAAACGGCGATATTGCAGGATTTAGCGTTGAAGGTTTATTTAACTATAAACCAAAAGAAGTGAATAAAGTTGCTTCAATGGTTGACGAAATCAAAAAAATATTGTCACAGGTTAAGTGATAAACATTTTATTTTTTAACTATATAATAAAAAAAGTATGAACGCACAGGAAGCGATTTTAAAAATCAAAGCTTTGTTTGAAGAAAACAACGCTGCGCCTGTTGAAGAAGTGAAAGCTGAAGAAACACCAATTGTTGAAGAAACAAAGGTTGAAATGGCTGAATATTCTTTAATGGACGGAACTAAGGTTGATATTACTGCCTTAGAAATTGGCGGTTCTGTAACTATGCCGGACGGTACACCTGCACCTGCGGGCGAACACCAATTAGCAGACGGAACTATGATTCAATTAGACGAAAACGGTATTATCATTGAAATTTCTGCAAAAGAAGAAGATGTTACACCGGAAGAAGAAGCTGCACCAATGCCTGAAGATATGGGCAAAGAAGCAGACAAAAAAATGCAAGAAATGGCTGAAGCATTTGAAGCACAAATTGCTGAATTAAAAGCAGCAAAAGAAGTTTCAGACGCTAAGGTTTTGGATTTAGAAAATAAGGTTAAGCAAGGATTTGCACAGGTAGCTGAATTAATAGAAGCACTTTCAATTACACCAAGCGCAGACCCAATTTCAAAACCAAATTCTTTTAATTCATTTATAAAAACAAATGATATTAAAGAAGAAAGACTTGCAAAATATAGAAACGCAATTTTAAACACTAAAAATTAATAACAATGGCATTTGATGTATCAGCATTAGCCGCATATACTGAGCAAAACGCTGCACAATTAGTGACGTCTTCAGTATTAGGCGCAAAAACTGCAAACTTGATTAAGAGTGCAGGAAATGTAATGGTTGGCGTAAAAAGCGCTGAAACTATTAACATTATGGACACAGACGCAATATTTCAGGCAGGCGGAAGCTGCGGATTTACTGCTTCAGGTTCAACAACTTTCACACAAAGAACTGTGACTGTTGGTAAAATTAAAGTAAACGAAGCTTTATGTCCAAAAGACTTAGAAGCTAAGTATTTACAAAAAGCTTTACCTACCGGTTCAATTTATGATTCAATTCCTTTTGAGCAAGAATTCGCAGATAAGAAAGCGAAAACTATTGCTGCTCAATTAGAAACTGCAATTTGGCAAGGCGACACTTCAAGTGTTAACGTAAACTTGAACAAATTTGACGGTTTAGTAAAATTAATCGGCGCTGCTTCAGGTGTTGTTGCTGCTAACGCTTCAACTTACATTTCAGGCGCACCTTTATCTTCAATTACTGCTGCTAACGTAATCAGTATTTTTGACGGTGTTTACTCTGCAATCCCTGCAAAAGTTGTAGCTGCTGACGATATGACTATCTTCTGCGGTCAAGACTTATTCAGAACTTACACAATTGCATTAAAGAATGCTAATAGCTTCCATTATTCAGTTGATGCTAAGGCTGACGGCGAATTCGTTTTACCGGGTACAATGATTAAAGTTGTTGCAGTTGGTGGATTAAACGGAACTAACAAAGTTTACGCTGCACGTTTAAGCAACTTGTTTATCGGTACAGACTTATTGAACGAAGAAGAAAAATTTGAAATCTTCTACGCGAAAGAAGCTGACCAAGTACGTTTTGTTTCTGAATTCAAAATGGGTGTGAATATTGCATTCCCTGACGAAACAGTGAAATTCGTATTGGCTTAATTATTCGGGGTGTTGAAATATACACCCCTTTTTTAAAAATATTTAAAATTATTAACAATGGCGTGTGCATTAACACAAGGATATTCTTTAGACTGTCGCGATAGTTTAGGCGGGATTGTTGAAGTGTATTTTACTGAAGCTGCCAACGTAACTACAACAACTGAAGCAAGCGGTGTTATTACTGCTTTGACTAAGGCTGCGGGAAAACGTTTTTGGAAATATGCTTTAGTTAAAGATACTTCAATGTTCAACCAAACAATGAATGCTTCTGTTGCAAACGGAACTGTATTCTATGCTCAAGAACTTCAGATTGTCCTTAACAAATTACAGACCAATACAAGAAATGAATTATTGTTATTGGCACAAAATAGCTTAGTTGCAGTTGTAAAAGATAGCAACGGAATCTATTGGTATTTAGGAAAAACACGCGGTATTGACTTAACTGCAAATGCAGCAAGTACAGGTACTGCGCAAGGTGACAGAAGCGGTTTCACTTTAACTTTCACAGGTTCTGAACCTGCATTAGCGCCAAGTGTTACTTCAGTTATTGCTTTGGCATTAGAAACACCGGGTTCTTAATAAGCTTGTTTTTCATAGGTTTATAGGTTTGCCGCCGTTCCTTAATTGGTTCGGCGGTTTTTTATGTTACAATTTTATATAAATATGTGACAAAGTAAAGCTAAAAGTTTACTTTTAATGTAACAAAGTAAAGGCAAAACTTTACTAAAATGTGTCATAAATTACACTTTTTGATGCATATTTTATACATATAAGTCAAATTTGATTATAATATGCAACAAATTGCACTTTTGGCTATTTACTTATATGATTAGGTTAACCAAAGGTCAGACGCAGAATATTATTTTAACCTTAACTGAAAAACAGTTATTGACAAACCCAAATTATTTGTTTGTTTTCACAAATAGAAGCGCAAATACAATAATTAAGTTTGTAAAATTAAATGCAACTGACATTAGCCAATATAAAGACCGTTATAATGAATTTAGTATTGTAACGAACACTAATTTTGGGTCAGCGTTAAACGGTCAATATGATTATGAAATTTATGAGCAAACAAGTACGACAAATACTAACCCAACAGGTTTAAATATGGTTGAATCTGGAATTATGGAATTAGTCGGAACGCCTTTTGAATTTACAGAATATCAAACAACAGACACTTACACAATTAGACAATAATGGATTTACGCGTATTAACATTTGCAGAAGCACGCCAACCTGAATTCAAGGAAAAAAAGGGCGAAGGATATATTCAGTACGGCGACCGCAATGATTACCCAATTTATTTGGTTGACTTATTTAATAAGTCGGCTAAACATAACGCCATTGTAAAAAGCAAGGTGCATTATATAACCGGTAACGGTTGGAAGGGCAGCGATACCGCTGAAACCTTTATTCAGAAAGTTAACCGAATGGAATCTTTGGACGATTTAACGCGCAAAGTTTCATTAGATACTGAATTATTCGGCGGATATTATTTAGAAATCATTTGGTCAGTTACAAAACAATTGGCTGAAATATGGCATTTAGACTATACTAAGATTCGTACAAATAAAGATAATACGCAGTTTTGGTATAAAGAAGATTGGTCAGATAGAAACGAAAAACATAAAGTTTACGCTGCATTTAATCCAAACAATCCTGAAGGAAAACAAATTTTATACGTTAAGGAATACCGTCCAAATATGGGTATTTATAGTTTACCGGGTTATTTTGGCGCGTTAAACTATATTGAATCTGACATTGAAATTTCAAAACACGTATTGGGCAATGCGCAAACAGGATTCAGTGCAAGTAAATTAATTACTTTGCCTAACGGCGAACCTACAGATGAAGAAAAACGTAATATTGAAAAACGCTTTACAAATAGATTTAGCGGTTCAGACGGTAAGAAGTTTATCTTAGCTTTCGTAAATGATAGCGCAAGAAAACCAATTGTTGACGATTTAGGCGCTTCAGATATTACCAAAGAAGATTTTGGACGTGTGGATTCTTTAATTCAAACAAACATATTTTCAGGACACCAAATTACAACGCCTTCAATATTCGGTATTGCAGAAGCGGGTAAATTAGGAAGCCGTTCAGAAATGCGCGACGGTTACGAAATATTCAAAAATACTTACGTAAATAGTAAGCAAATGCACCTTGAAAGTGTATTTAATATGTTGGCTAAATACAGGGGTGTTTCTGAACCTGAATTAAGCATTATCCCAACTGAACCAATTGGTTTTGAATTTACTGAAAACTTATTGAAGGAAATTGCACCGAAGGAATGGTTACTTGAAAAAGCGGGTATTGATATGACTAAATATCAGCCTGTTGAAGATACAGTTCGTGTTGTACAGGAAGCGCAATTTAAAGACGATTTCAGCGCCTTTTATGAATTTGGCGAAGCAAAGGACGGCTTTAATGTTTGGAAGCAAAAAACACGCTTTAACGACGATTCTGAATATCAAATGTTTGCAGACGTAAGCCAATTACAAGCCAACGTATTAGATTTGATTTCAAAAGACAAAA